ATATAGACTCGATATAGTACGAGACACCGTTAAGTTTTTTAATAAGCATACGGATAGAAAGTTTTATGTTAAGTGCCACGGAAGATTCGGTAAGAACAATCCTAACTTGGCTAAGTATACTAATCAGCACGGTAATATTAACTGGAGAGATTGTAGATTAGAAGATGCTCAAAGAATAGACGTATATATCCACGAAAGATAAACATATGTTAAGAGAAGTGTTAAGATTTGTTAAGAGCTATTGACATTTCTTAATACTTCTTTAAACTCTATAGAGCCAAGAAGGAAAATAATATGAATGAGAAGAAAGTAAAAGCATTACGAAAGAAAATCAAACCTCTTCAAGTAGAATGGTTAAAGACATTGTTGAACGAAGAAGAGGCAGCACAGGTCTCTATAGATAACATAGATGAGTTAGCCCCTACACAGGATTACTATATGGCTAATCGAACTATGTACCTTTCTTTTATGACACCCAAATGGATAATGAAATATCTTAAACAGTATCCTGATATTAATTCTTTTGCAGAACTAAGTATGCACTATGAAGATTGGAGAACTAAAAATAGAGGATCTCTAAACTGGATACAATAAACAAAGGAGTTAGTTGTTATGTTTAAAACAATATCAATAGCGTTACTAAGCGCATTACTAATAAACATTGTTAGTCTTAATGTATACAACCTGTATGTTGAACAGGAGTTTAAAGGCCAAGTTGTTACTACTAATTATCTTAACGATAAAATAACTAAACTTAAAAGTAATGTCCTGGAAATAAGAGCTAATTCTATAGGCTCTATATCTCGTGCTGACCTTGATGACACTAAGAAGTTTATTGAGTATGAAGTTTCTATGAATAAGAAAAGCATACAAGATTTTATAGGCAGTCTTAATAAAGATATGGAACGTCTTAGTATTGTCAGTGTTGTGAGTCAAGAGAACGATGAACTCTTTCAAGAAAAGATTGAGTTTTTATTACAAGAAATACAATCAATACAGGATCAGCTTATAGATACTAAAACTATTATTGATGTGCCTGTTGTTATACCAGAAGAAGATGTTGTCATACCACAAGAAGAATCGGAGCCTGTAGTTTCTACTACTACGCACATTGAAGCATACCCTGTTGAAGATTGTTCCTATACTTTAGAAGGAGGCAATCAGAACAGTACTAAATCTATTCAACGTGCAGTAGATAGCATAAGGAAAAAAGGAAACTATCCTATCTCTATATTGTTTAATATAAACGCAGAAGGTAACGCAGAAGATGTAGTTGTTGAAGCTGAAGCTGCACCTGTTAAGCTACAAAGAACTGTACAACGGTACGTTAATCAGTTAAAATTTGTACCTACAGATACAGGTTTATCTAACTGTAAAATAAGTTTTAATTTGAATGTAACATAAACGAGGAAAATAAAGATGGCTGAAGAAAATACATTTAACGCGGGAAGTGGAGTCGGTGAAGTTACAGGTCGTGCTTACTATGCAAATGTAGTTACACCTAACACTACGTTCGATGACAAGTGGGAAGTTAGTTTAGTATTAGATGATGATACGCTAACTGATTTTGAAAACAGAGGACACCCTATAAAAGAGAAAGACTTTGGTAGGTTTGTTCACTTCAAAAGAAATGTAGAGAAGAAAGGTGGTGGTCAGAACCCGCGCCCTATTCTTATTGATGAGAATCGTAAACGTGTAGATACATTACCGAAGATGGGTAACGGATCTCTTGTTAAGATTCAGTACAACGAATACTCTTGGAGTTATCAAGGCAAAGCAGGCAAAGGCCGTGACCTAAGAGCTTTACAGCTTCTTGATTTAGTAGAGTACAATGAGCCTGATGGTGCAGGTATGTACGATGAAGGAGATTTTTAATGGCTAAAGAAGAAACCGTTAAACCTTTTGTTACTATAGATGATGTGCAGATTTCGGTAGAAGATTTACCAGAAGAAGCACAAGGTATCTTTGGTAGGCTACAAAGATTGAATCAAAAGAAAGCAACACTTGCATTAGATATGGAAGAGATAGACGCAAGTATTAATTTCTTTTCAAGTAGAATAATTTCTATTGTAAACGCTGATTCACCTGTAGAAAAGGAAGAAGAAGAAGAAGCAGTTAAATCTAACAATTAACGTAACGCTCCGCCCTTTACCTGTACTTAGCTGCTCCTTCGGCAGGTAAGGGGTTTTTTATAATTAACTTGGGGAAGTGAATTGAATACAGCAAATACATTTATTAAACATCTACCGTGTGCATCTTGCGGCAGTAAAGATAACAATAGTTTATACAGTGATGGTCATACTTATTGTTTCGGTTGTGAAACCAGAGTATCGTCTGAAAAGATTGGGATACAAAGCAGTACACCTAGCATACCTACACTACCTACAGATAGAAATACTTTCTTACATTCTTATAAAGGATCTTACAATGCTCTTGATGACAGGAAGATTAGTCTTAAAACCGCTAAAGCTTTTGGTGTTTTATCTAGCCCCAATAAGCATGTGTATCCTTACTATAATAATAATGAAGTGGTCGCTACCAAAACAAGAGTAATAGATATTAAAGAGTTTTATTCTGGTGGAGACTTTGAAGGCACTGGCTTATTTGGACAACATCTGTATCGAAACACAGGCGGTAAGTACCTTACTATTACTGAAGGTGAGTGTGATGCAATGGCTGTCTATGAAATCTTTGGAGGCAAGTGGTCAGTAGTATCTCTTAAACGTGGCTGTGCTTCAGCAGTAAAAGATATAAGAGAGAGCATAGAGTTTGTAGAAGCCTATGATAATGTAGTACTTGCATTTGATAACGATGATGCCGGACAGAAAGCAGCAAGGAAAGTAGCGCGTATATTAAAGCCTAACAAGACTAAGATAATGTCTTTCCCTACAGGCTTTAAAGATGCTAACGATATGCTCAAGCAAGGTAAGTTTGAAGAGTTTACTAAAGCTTGGTGGGAATCTAATACCTATACACCATCAGGTATCCTGGAATTATCTAGTAAGAAAACAGATTGGTTACAGCGGGAAGATAAAGAAAGTGTACCGTATCCGTGGCAAGGCCTCAATGATAAGCTATATGGTATGCGCAAAGGAGAGTTGGTTACTCTTACTGGCGGTACAGGATTAGGTAAGTCTAGTGTGACTAGAGAGTTAGAGCATTGGCTCATCAAAAATACCAGAGATAACGTAGGTATTGTAGCTCTTGAAGAGAACTGGTTACGCACAGCAGACGGTATAATTTCTATCGAAGCTAACGACAGGCTCTATCTTACAGAGAAAAGAAATAACTACAGCAACGAACAGTTAGAAACTTTATTCGACAATGTAATAGAAGATGGCAGAGTATTTATCCACGCTCACTTAGGCGCTACTAACATAGATGAAATCTTTTCTAAACTTAGATACATTATAGTAGGCTGTGAATGTGAGTGGGTAGTAGTAGATCATTTACATATGCTTGTTAATGTAATGACAGAGGGAGATGAAAGGCGGGGCATAGATAACTTAATGAATCGTCTTCGTTCTTTGGTAGAAGAAACAGGTGTAGGTATGATACTTGTATCACATCTTAGGAGAGCAGCAGGCGAGAAAGGACACGAGCAAGGCATTGAAGTATCTCTTTCTCATCTCAAAGGTTCACAAGGGATTTCACAGTTGTCTGATTGTGTGATAGCATTAGAAAGAAATCAGCAAGCAGAAGATCCTGAAGAAGCTAACACTACTAGAGTTAGAGTATTAAAATCTAGATACACAGGTGACACAGGTTTAGCCTGCAGTTTAAAATATAATTCAAATACAGGAAGACTATATGAAGCAGACCTTGATCTCTCCCCCCAACAGACTAGCCTCTCACCGTTTTAAAAAAATAATATTCGATGTAGAAACAGATGGGTTAGAAGGTAATGTTATACACTGTATAGTAACTAAAGTTATCGGGGGCGAGACTCGTTTGTTTCCCCCTGATAAGTTACAGGAAGGAGCAGATCTTTTAGCCAGTGCCGATGTACTGATAGGTCATAACATCATAGGCTTTGATATCCCTGTAATTAAAAAACATTTCGATGTTACCTTGACTAACCATATTGAAGACACCTTAGTACTATCCCGCTTAGTTAACCCTGTACTTACAGGAGGTCATAGTCTAAGTAACTGGGGCTATCTTCTTTATCCTAATGATGTAGAAAAAAGAAAGGCAATACAGCCGGATAGTTGGAGTGAGTATACAAAAGAGATGGGTGCTTACTGTATCCAGGATGTAGAATTAAATGCAGATATATATTATAAGTTGTTAGAAGAAGTAGAAAGTTTTAGTCAGGAGTCTGTTGATCTTGAACATTCAATAGCTAAGATAATTAAACAGCAAGAAGTTTCTGGCTTTATGTTAGATGAAAAGAAAGCTACTATTCTTTCTAGTAAACTACAATCTAAGATGGCAGTGCTTGAAAAGAAAGTACACGAAACATTTAAGCCTAAGTGGGTAGACGATAGATTAGTTACTCCTAAGTTTAATAAAGATAATACGTTATCTAAAGTACCTAAGTTAACTGACGAAGAACTTATTAAAGTTAAAGCAAATAACTTTCAACCTTTTATGCGGCAGAAGTGGGTAGAGTTTAACTTAGCTAGTCGT